ATGCTTTGATATGGTTCAGAATGGTATGTCTATCCAGATATCCCAGGACTATTCATCAATGGTTAACTTTGCACGTTGTAAGTGTTTAGGTGCTAATGTATTAAGAGGACCTAAGCAAATTCCATGGGATGGTAAGTTAAAGTATGATTATCAACTATGGATTGACTCAGATATCGTCTTTGATTCTAACAAGTTCTGGCAGTTATGTGATATGGCAGTTCCTGCAGAATCAATTAAAGAAGATGGAACTACAGATGAGGATCTATTAAGGAATCGTGCAATTGCTGCCGGATGGTATGCTACAGAAGATGGAAGCACTACCTCTGTTGCTCACTGGTTAGAAGAAGACGACTTCCGCAAGAACGGTGGAGTTATGAATCACGAGACCGTTGAGTCTATTGGAAAGCGTAGAAAACCATTCACAGTAGACTATACTGGATTCGGTTGGCTATTAGTTAAGAAGGGAGTGTTTGAAGAACTTGAGTATCCTTGGTTTGCTCCAAAGATGCAAGTCTTTGAATCTGGGGATGTTCAGGACATGTGCGGTGAAGACGTATCATTCTGTCTTGATGCAAAAGAACTTGATTATGAAATCTGGTGCGATCCTCGTATTCGTGTAGGTCACGAAAAAACTCGTATTATATAAGGTAATGGGACTCTTTGGAAGTAAACCCATATTTTCACATAAAACAGATGAGCAACTCTGGTATGAAATATCAGAGAACCTCACCGAACTCTCTCGAAGGGATGAACTTAACTACCGAGTCCGTGCGACTCGTGACTCGGTAAAAGAAAAACTCCAAAAACTTAATTTATTATGATTTACACGATTGGTTCAGTATTTGTTATTGCTTTTATCGTTTTTATATACCTTATGTACAAGTATAATCCTCATCCATGACTATACTATACAATATTAAATACAAAACTAACATATTACATAGTAAATTGACTGCTGAAGAGGCATCAGATAAGTTACAAGACTATGCAGATAAGTTTTATGCCTCAGAAAATGACCCAAATGCATGGCCATTTGACCCAAAAGACATAACAATGGAGGAAATTATCAATGCCAGTTAAAACTAAGAGTGGAGCATGGGGAAGTTCTCAGTTTGTAGAGACAATTCCAAAGAAAACTCGTCAGGGAAACGGCAAACATACAAAATACGCCGCGAGTTCTCGAAATAGTGCTAAAAAAAGACCAAGAGGTCAAGGAAAATAACTCTAAGGGCGAAAAAATCGCCCTTTTTTTGTGTGTAAATAGAAAATATAGAAGATTTAAGGACATGAACGACTTTTTAGACAACCTGGCCAACGATCAACATCAAAAAATGCTTCGTGAAATCGCAAATGATGCCATAACACCTAGAAAAAGAGATAGAACAGTCCAAAATGACCTTTATGAGAAGAAAAAAGATAATGATTTCTATGAAGGATTGGACTATGACGATGAAATGATACCCTCTGCAGAAGGCTAGTCATAAATCCTTAATAAATAAACAATAATTGCTCTATTTAAGTGCCTCTAGAAAGGGTTAGTCCCGGTTTTAAAGATATTAGTATGAGTTTTCAGGTAAATCCCCTGAATTCTGACCTTATTGGATTGAAAAATGAAAATGCAATCGCTCGTTCAATACGAAATATTGTATTTACCCTTCCTGGAGAGAAATTTTTTGATGAAAACTTTGGATCTAATATTTCTGCTTCCCTTTTTGAGAATATTGATGACATTTCAGCGGGTCTTATTGTTGATGAAATTAGACAATCTATTGATAGGTATGAACCTAGAGTTGAATTGATCAATGTAGAAGCATTTCCTGATTTTGATAATAACTCTTTTGATGTATTAATCGTATATAACATTATAGGAGCAGATGTTGCTCCCCAAGAACTACAATTCGCGTTGCAATCAACTAGATAAATGCCATTAGTCAACTTCGCTGATCTGGATTTTGACCAGATTAAAGTATCACTTAAAGAATATATCAGAGCAAACTCTACGTTTACTGATTATGACTTCGAAGGGTCTAATCTTTCGTCTATAATTGATCTTTTAGCATATAATACTTACATTACTTCGTATAATGCCAATATGGTATCGAATGAAGTGTTCATTGATAGTGCTACTTTAAGGGAAAATGTAGTTTCTTTGGCAAGAAATATTGGATATGTGCCAAAATCAAGGAAAGCAGCGTCTGCAACAATCAGTTTCTTCGTAGATTGTACTAATATTAGTCCTACACCCTCTAATATAACCCTTAAAAAAGGTCCTGTTGCCTCAACTTCTGGAACTTTTGGAAATCAATCCTTTGTTTTTTCAATTATAAGCGATATTACAGTACCAGTATTGGATGGAATTGCTTCTTTTGATGAAATTGCCGTTTATCAAGGTTCTCTTTTAACATCTAACTTTACATATAGCTCTAGAACACCAAATGCGAAGTTTATTTTACCAAATAGTGGTATTGATACTTCATTAATTAACGTAGTTGTAAAAGGTAATCAAGGATCTACTACTAAAGTTGCATATACTGTTCAAGATAGTCTTTTTAACATTGGTAAAGAGTCTAAAGTCTATTATTTGCAAGAAATTGAAGATGAAAGGTATCAATTAATATTTGGTGATGGTATTTTTGGAAAAGCACTTGAAGAAGGTAATTTTATTATTGTAGATTATATTGTATCCAGTGGAGATAGTGGAAATGGTGTAAATCAGTTCGAATTTGCTGGAAGTTTATCATATACGAGAAATGGAAACGATTATACGGTAACAGATGGTATTTCTTTAATATCAACAGACATATCTTCTAAAGGTGGCGAGACTATTGAGACTGTAGATTCAATTAAGAAGTTTGCACCTCGAATTTATGCGTCTCAAAACCGTGCATTGACCGCAAATGACTACGAAACACTAATTCCAGCGAAAATTTACCCAGAAACAGAGTCAATTTCCGTTTTTGGAGGTGAAGAATTGATTCCACCTCAATATGGAAAGGTTTTTATCAGTATTAAACCAAAAACTGGTGACTTTTTACCTAATTTAATCAAAGAAAACATTAGGATGAGGTTGAAGAAGTATGCCGTTGCTGGAATTGTCCCAGAAATCCTTGATTTGAAGTATTTGTATATTGAAGTTGATTCAAAAATCTATTATAACAGTAATTTGGCCTCAACTGGTGCTGCTGTTTCTAGTACAGTCACAAATAATGCAAATAAGTATGCAGAATCTTCTGAAATGAATAAGTATGGTGCAAGATTCAAGTATAGTAAGTTTTTGAACATTATTGATCAAAGTGATCAAGCAATAACGTCGAATATTACGACTGTTACCATGAGAAGGGATCTGAGAGCAGCATTAAATAGTTTTGCTGAGTATTCAATTGGATTTGGAAATGAATTCCATATTAAAAGTATGGATGGTTATAATATTAAGTCTTCGGCATTCCAAATAAGCGGAATTACTGAAAATGTTTATATTTCAGATATTCCTAATACAAATAGAATTGATGGTTCTCTTTTCTTGTTTACACTTCCTTCACCATCTTCCACATCTCCAACGATTGTAAGAAGAAATGTTGGAACTGTTAATTATGAAAAAGGAATTATAACTCTTAATCCTATTAATGTTTTATCTGGTAAAGTAAAAGATGGTCAAACCATTATTGAATTATCGGTATGTCCAGCATCTAATGATGTTATTGGATTACAGGATTTATATTTACAACTAGATATTAGTACAAGTAATTTCGAAACTGTTGTTGATGAAGTTTCTTCTGGATTAGATCCAGCAGCATCTAATTATATTGTAACCTCAAGTTATGCAAACGGGAACCTAGTAAGATCTTAAGATGGCAGAAAAGAGAATACAATTTAGCAACATAGTTCAGAATCAGCTTCCTGCTTTCACGAAGACTGAATTCCCTGTAGTTTCGGATTTTTTAAAGCAATATTATCTTGGTCAAGAATATCAAGGTGGTTCAGTTGATTTAATTCAGAATATTGATCAATATGTAAAAGTTGCTGAACAAACCAATTTAACTGAAGCAGTTGGATTATCCACTTCCGTTGATTCTTTTACTGATGTCATTCCTGTAGACATGGTAAAGTATCCTGCAGGAACTGATGGATTTCCATCTTCTTATGGATTAATTAAAATTGATAATGAGATTATTACATATACTGGTAGTGCAACTACTTGCTTTACCGGCTGTGTGCGTGGATTTTGCGGTATAACGTCATATAAAACAGCAAATAGTCCAGATGTACTAGAATTCAGTTCAACGCTGTCTGAAGACCATACAACGGGGTCTAAGATTGAAAATTTAAGTGTTTTATTCCTTAAGGAATTTTTACTTAAAACAAAACATCAACTTTTACCTGGTTTAGAAAATAGATCGTTACATAAAGATTTAAATCAAGATCTTTTTATAAAACAAGCAAAAGATTTTTACTTAAGTAAAGGTACTGATAGATCTTTTGAGATTTTATTTAAAGCATTGTATAATGAAGATGTAAGAATTATAAAACCAAGAGATTTTCTTTTTACTCCTTCAAATGCTAATTATAAAGTTTCAAAAGATTTTGTAGTTGAGTCTATTGAAGGTGAAGGTAATCCTGTAGATCTTGAGCAATCTACTTTGTTCCAAGATGCCTATCAGTATGGAAATTATACTAAAGCATATGCTCCTATTACTTCTGTAGAACCAATTAATACTGGAGATACTGGAATAGGTCAAACTTTTTATAAACTTAGCATAGATGCTGGATATAATAGAGATTCTAGAGTTGAGGGTGCAATATATGGAGAATTTAAAACTCATTCAAAAACTAGAGTAATTGGAAATGTATCTGCAGGTACAACTTATCTTGATGTAGATTCAACTGTTGGATTCCCTACTAGTGGTGAATTGTATGTTCCTTATAGTGATGGAACGGTTGGAGTTGTTTCTTATACCTCTAGAAATACAACTCAATTCTTTAATTGTTCAAATATAAATGGAACAATTTCAGATGCATCGAATATTGGAATTAATACTTATGTTTATGGAAGTTCTTTTGTAGATAGTAGTAAAACTGTTAAAGTAAGAATAGGTGCAGTATTAGAAGACTTTGAACCTCCTACTGATGCAGTAGATTATGAAAAGGATGATACTGCACAACTTAAAACTTTAGGTATCTCTGATAGTAGTTTTAAGGGAAAGAATTGGTTCTATAATATCTCTCCAATTTATAAAGTTAAGAATATATCTTTAATCGATAGTTCTGACTGGACTTATCAATTAGAATTAAATGTAGATCATTGTTTTAAAGTAGGTGATCGAGCTTCTGTTATTTTGCAAAGTGATGTAAGAGAGACTTCTACTGTAATTAAAATTGTTTCTAGTAAAAAAGTTGAAATTAAGGGTCAAGGACAACTTATTGATCAACCTCAAGACACTTATTATCTTAAGAGACTTGTTTTAAAGACAGAATCTAATAATTTCCCAGAATCTTCAATCTATTCTACTAATGTACAGAATGTTTATAGAAAAGGAAAGGATTATCTAGTTGCTTCTAGTTCTATTCCTTCTTATAATGCTCAACCGCTTGATGTATATGGACAAACAGTTACATTCTCTGGAACATTTATTGGATCAGAATTTTTAATTAACCCATTAACTGAAGATCATGGATTCTATACTGGTGATGCTGTTTATCTTTCTCCAGAAAGAATTAGCGAACAATATTTTGATGCTTTTGGTAACGAAAAAACTAGAGTAGTTGATGGAAAATCTTTAGCTACTGAAGGTCTTTATTTTGTTTATAGGGTTAATAATTCTAAAATAAAACTTGCTACTAGTAGGACAAATCTTTCTGATGAGACTTATGTTACTCTTACAGAAGATACAACTGTAACGAAAAATAGAATAGAACCATATGACTTTAGATTTAAAGTTTTACAATCGCAAAATATTTTAAGAGAGGTTGCTCTTCCTAAAGATGATAACGAAGAATTAGTTTCAACTAATCCAGGATTTACTGGAATTCTTATAAATGGTGTTCAAGTTTTAAATTATAAATCTGGTGATGTTATTAAATATGGGCAAATTAATGAAATTGAGGTTGCTAGTCCTGGATCTGATTATGATGTAATTAATCCACCATTGGTTCATATCAAAGATAATGTAGGAACTGGTGCTACTGCTTATTCAGCAGTTGAGGGATCTTTATCTGAACTTAGACTTCTTGATAGTGGTTTTGATTATGAGGAAACTCCTGTTATAACTGTTAGTGGAGGTAATGGTTCGGGAGCAGATGTTTCTGTAAATATGAAACTGATTAGTCATTCAGTAGATTTCTTTGCTGATGCTAATATTCATGGTGGTCAAACTTCTTCTTGGGTTAATCTTACAGATAATACTATTGGATTTAATACTTACCATAAATTTAGAAATGCTGAAAAAGTAATTTACCAAACCAAGGGGCAGACTCCAATTGGTGGAATAACTACTAATTCTCAGTATTTCGTTTATCCTGTAAACAATAGTACAGTAAAACTTTATTCAAAAGAGAATGATGCTTTTGCGGGTATTAATACTATTTCCCTAACATCACATGGTGTTGGTAAACAATCTCTTAGAGCAATTAATAAAAAGTCTGTAGTTGATAATATTAATGTAATCAATAGTGGATCGGGATATGCAAATAAACAAAGAAGTACTCCTACAGAGGCAGGAAGTGGAATTAATACCTCAGTAGATTATATACAAATTCCTAATCATGGATATAACTCTGGTGAGATAGTTCAATATACTGCTGAGGGGACTGCTCTTGGTGGACTTACTAGTGGATCTGATTATTATCTAACCGCTATTAATAAGAATAAATTCAAGTTATCTCAAATAGGAGCAGGGTCTACTGTAAAAACATTTTTCTATGATACAAAGCAATATATTGATTTTACCTCAATTGGTGTAGGTACTCATTCATTTAATTATCAACCTATTACTGTTAATATAACCGGAAAAGTTGGGATTGATTCAATAGCAGGAGATACTTTCCAATGTAGAGTTCAACCTATTATTAGGGGTCATATAGATTCAGTTCATGTATCTAAAAATGGTGTAGGATATGGATCATCAGAAATTATTAATTTTGATAGACAACCTGATGTTACTTTAGTTGCAGGATCTGGTGCTGAATTAAAACCAGTTATTAATGATGGAGCAATTACTGAAGTATTAGTTCAATCTACTGGAACTCGATACAATTCTCCTCCAGACCTAACAATTACTGGTGATGGCCGAGGTGCGGTACTTACTCCTGTATTGGTAGATGGTACAATTTCATCTATTACAGTAATTGAAAAGGGTGAAGGATATACAGAGGCAGCTACTAGTATACAAGTTATTGTTCCGGGAGCAGGTGCAGAATTTAGAGCAGATATTCAAAATTGGAGATTAAATTTATTCCAGAGGCATATTGATAATTTTAGTACTGATGATGGAATTATTGCTGATCAATTTAATATAGACAGAGGACTTCAGTATGCTCATTTGTATGCTCCTAGAAAACTAAGAGAAGCAGTATTTGGAACTGATTTAGATGGAAATACTTTATATGGTGCTAGTGATTTAAAGAGAGTTAATAGTCAAGAAGTTGCTTCCACAGACCATTCACCAATAATTGGTTGGGCATATGATGGAAATCCCATTTATGGACCTTATGGGTATTCTAATCAGACTGGTGGTGTAGTAGCACAAATGAAGTCTGGTTATAGTGTTGATTTAAAGGCAAGTAGACCACCTCAAAATCAATTCCCAGTAGGATTCTTTATTGAAGATTATTCTTATACGAAAGTAGCGGATCAGGCAACACTTGATGAGAATAATGGAAGATTCTGTATAACCCCAGAATATCCAAATGGTATATATGCATATTTTACAACTATTGAAGAAGGAAATGCAGATTCTTCAGGACCTTTTGCTGGATATAAGAGACCAAAATTCCCCTTCTTAGTTGGTGAAAACTTTAAATCGACTCCTAATAAATTTAATTTTAGTTCTTATTCTAATCAAGAGCAATATTTATTAAATAAATCCGAATGGTCTAGAAATACTTATTTTTATAATCTTATTGAAGGTACTTTAGAATATGAATATGTTTATATTCCTGACGATTTAAAACAGACTATTGATATTAGATCATCAAAACCAGGCATTATTGATAAAATAGGAATCACTACATCAGGTGATCTCTATCAGGTTGGAGATAAAGTAGTATTTGATAATACAGGTACTCAAGGAAATAGAGCATCTGCTAAGGTTTCTTGGATTGATGGTAAAGCATTAAGTAATATAAGTGTTGCAACTAGTACTATAACTGGTGTAGAAGCTTATCCAGGAGAACAAAAAGGTGAGTATATTCTTTGGTCTGATAAACCCCATCAATATAAACATAATGATTTAATTGCAGTTTCTGGATTATCTACAACATCTTCGAAAATTGGTGGTAGTTATACAGTAGGAATTACAACTGATACTTTTTCATTAACTGGTGTTGGATCTACACCTACTGGAATTGGATCTGATGGAGTAACTGGAATAGTTACTTACTTTAATGTAAATGGTCTTCTTCAGTATCCTCATATTAAGGTAAATGATATCCTTAGTATTAATTCAGAGAAAATTCAAGTTTTAAATGTTGAACCAGAATTTTCAAGAATTAGGGCTCTTAGGGCAGTTGAAGGTACTGCAGGAGCAGCGCATACCGTAACTACAGTTCTTTATGAAAGTCCAAGAAAATTAATTGTAAATGCTGGATTTAATACAACTTATGACTGTAAGGTAAATACTCAAATTTATTTTAATCCAAATGAATCTGTTGCATTAGGAACTGCTTCTGGTGTTGGTATTGGTACAACAATTCAATTCTATTCACAACCAGGATATCCAAATCCAATTGGTGCTGGAGAAACACAAGTCTTTATTCCAACAAAATCAATTTGGATTAAGGATCATGGTTTAAAAACTGGTGATCAATTAACATATTCTCCTAATAGAGGATCAGGTCTTGATGTTCAGGATGGTCTTGGTGGTATATCAACATTAACTGATGGACAAACTTTATATGCGTGGAAGGTTAGTGATAATTTAATCGGTCTTTCAACAGTTAGGGTTGGATTGAATACTGCAGGTAGCGGAATAATTGGTATTGGATCAACATTTAAACAATCTTCAGTTTTATTATTCTCAGGTATTGGTACTGGTACTTGGCATAGTTTGAAAACAAATTATACTCCAATTACCGCACAAGTCAGTAGAAATTTAGTAACGGTATCTACGGGAAGTAGTCATGGATTAGAGAGTGGTGATACTGTGGATATTGATGTAAGTCCAGGTAATATTTCCACTACATTTACTGTTAAGTATAATGATTATAATAGGGTAATTATAGTTGACTCTAAAGATTTTGTTGCAGGTGGAGTAAATACCACAACAAATTCTCTTACTCTTACAAATCATGGTTTAGTAACAGGGCAAAAGATTATCCATACTGCATCTATTCCATCTGGAGGTCTTTCAAATAATGGAATTTATTATGTGGTTAAAATTGATGATAATACTATAAAATTATCTAATAATTCTTATAATTCTAATTTACTGAAACCAGTCATTGTTGGAATTACTAGCACTTCAGCAGGAACAATTAATCCAGTAAATCCACCAGTAAAAGTAAATAAAAATCAAAATGCTATTTTTGAT